GTGCGACCCCTTCAGCCTCTTGGGTACTTCTCCATGGTTCTAGTATAGTACGGAGGTATTTTTCAATCAATCCTTTTTTAGCAATATGATTAAATAAACTATTTGTTTTCATATTGGTACCATCTTTTTCAGGTCTAAAAATAGCTTTACGAAAGGAGATAATAATTATCGGTTCTCACTTATTCTGTTTATAAAGTCAGATTTTCTATTTTAAATTTGTGATTGAAAACAGCAAATAGGTTCGACTAAAGTTTTAATATAAAAATGTATTAGAAGGGAGTTGATAGGTTTGAACATTGAGTTATTTAATAAAGCCACTAGAAATTTAATTAAAATATGTGAAGCCTATAGAAGTAATGAAATTGGTCATACTAGTAATAAATTTCTATATTTACCAGATTGGTCTTTATCACAATCGAATTATTTTTGTAATGAGTGCTTCAACCCTAAAGATAGATATTGGAAATTTGAAAGAGGTTCAATAGTTTTTGTTGACTTCGGGATAAATATTGGTTCTGAAATGAGTAATAGGCATTTTGCAATAGTGCTTAATAATTATGATTCCCCCAAAAATAGAACGTTGACAGTTATACCTCTATCTTCTAAAGCAGGAAAATTTAATATAAAAATCCCCGAACTAATTATGGATAGTGCGGTGAAACAGCTAAGAAAGATTATTTCTAAACAAAATACAAACCTGTATAGAACACAGTATCAGATGCTAAATAAAGGTGCTAATCCAGATGAAATATTTGGTAATGATAATGAATTAAAAACATTATTCTTTTCCTGGCTCGAAAAACAAACACCAACTGATTTAGAAAAAATAAATAAAATCGACTATACCACTATACAGAAACTCATTAAACTTAGTGAAGATGCTAAAAAGTTCGACAAATTAGTAACTCATTACGAAAAATTCAACAAATTCACTTTTGCAAAATGTACCAATATACAAACTGTTAGTAAAGATAGAATTATCCGTCTAAATTCTTTGGATCCAGTAGGGAAATTTAAAGTATCTAAAGAAACTCTAGATATTCTAGATGCTGAACTGATGCAACTGTTTACTAAGGTTGACACTCATCTGCGTTAATGCTAATATGAGCTTACAGAGGGATATACTCCCATATGATGGATTTAGAAATAAATCCTGATTCAAAGCATAGAGTTTAACACTCATAAAGGTAGTCATAATTATGACTACCTTTTTTATTTAATAAACATTAATTTCTATCCTCTAGTAGCGATCGTTGGAATTGCGGTTGCAATATCAAAAGAGGCTAGAGAGTGGTACAAAGCCACAAAAAAAGAAAAACGACAAAACCCAACACGCAAAAGAAGGATATGACGTTTTTCAAGAGGGGAAGGATAACTTCCCTCCCCTCAATTATACTATATAGAAAGAGGAAATCAAGATGAAACACATTATTATTATTTTAGTAGTAGCTTTAATCGTATGGTATGCAGGGGGAAATAAAAAGGATAACTAGATGGATTATTATTAAAATTATAAAAATAGGAGGACAATATGCTAAGAGCGGATGAAGAAAAAATACTATGGTTATTTGAACATTATTCAGGATATCGAATCTCTAAAGAGAGTGGTGTTTCACAACCACTCATTGCAAGGCTAATCAATGGAACTAGAGAATTGAAAAACGTTTCTTTTGAAACAGCAAGCAAATTAAATCAGTGTGCAGAGAGACTTATAAAAGATGACTTTAAATGTGAATAGTTAAAAGGATAGTCAAAAAGCAGGAGCTAATTCTCCTGCTTTTGTAATTTTTCTGCATATTCAGTTAGTGTGCTGCCTGTTTTTATAGTTAGATTTTCTATTTTTCGTTCGCCTCTAACTAATCTACCTAAGATAGATAAATTCACTCCAGTTTCTTTATTAATTCGATATTGCGTTACATTGCTAAGGAGCCATTCGATTTTATCTGTATCTACTTTCATATTATCACCTACTTAAATATAAACCAAACTATTAAACCAATAAAGATAAGCCATGCTACAAATGCTTTACAGTCAAAAGCGTGTTTAGTTATTTTGAAATTTACTTTCATTTTTTATCACCGTATGCTACAATTTGGTAAAGGAGTGAGGCTATTCGCCCCACTCGATTTCCCACTCAATTGTGAAGATTACTAAGTTCAGTTTGAAAGTTACTTTCGTTTTCTTCTTTTTGAGTGGCTTTTTCTTTACCTTTTTTTGTCTCATATTTTTCTCCTTTCTTTATTGTTAAGGGTACCTCCCTTACAATTAATATTATAGCACTTTAGTGCTATGCAGTCAACACTTTTCTTTAAAATAATTTGAAAAATGCAAAAAAATAAAGCCTACCAATTAAGGTAGGCTCTCTTTTTATTCTTCGAAATGGATTACGCCATTTTCGTCTACATAAACTGCAGCACGTTCTAACATCTCGCCTGTATCGTTGAAGTAGTAGAATTTATCACCAATCTTACGGACTTCCTTAGATACCATGTCTCCGTTTGATTCGTTGCAATAGTACCATTTGTCGAAATATTGAATCCATCCTGTTTTCATTTCTCCGACATCATTGAAGAAGTACCACTTGCCACCTATGTTTTGCCATCCGATAGCCATATAGCCACCCTGCTTCAACCAATACCAAAAACCTTCATCATCCTTGAACCAAGTGTTCTCAAGAATATATCCATTGGCATCGAATCTGAACCAATTGTCATCAATTTTCTTCCATTGATTTTTAGGATAAGACCCATCCTGATTGCGATACCACCATCCTGCGTCATCCTTAACCCAGCCTTCTTTCACTTCTGGAGTTTTTTCTCCGTAAGGGAAACGGATATATCCGACCATTCCTGCGTAAGAGCGAGTATTGTAACGAGCTGGTCCGCCAACTTCAAGGAAGTCCCAGTTTCCATCTATATTTTGCTCGATTGTTTTGAGTGTGTAACCGTCTGAATCTTCAATTACCAATCCTGTGTGCCCATAAGGAGAACCTGGAACGTTCATTACGAATATATCTCCAGCTTTAGCGATTACGCCATCGCCTTCATAAATCACATCAAAGCCTTGTGCCTTTGCAGAATCTAATAAATTAATCGCATTGCCCCAAAGCCACTTGCCAAAATAATGGTATGCCAGATAAGCCGGAACATCGGCGCATTGGTAGCCATAAGCACCATCATTGTCAATGCCTAGTCCGTTGTTTGCTAAATATCTATAAAAATCTAATACTTCTTGTTTTGTTGTCATTTATATATTCCTCCTATTATGTTGTTGGCCAAGGGTCATTTGTAACATAAGAGATTGTTGAGACCCTAATATCACTAATATCTCTGTCTGTAGGAACTGGGTCAGTGAATTGGAATCTTAAGTGGTTATAATCTCCAAGGCCCCCTAAATACCATGTGCCATAAGGCGCGCCGTTATCGTTGTAGATGTTGCCGATTAATGAAGCTTCTGAACGATAACCTGTTGGAATTCCATTACCTTGAAGAATATAACAATTTCGTTCTCTATCAGACCCTTGCAGAACATAACCTGCACCACCTCTTCTAACAATTCCGAACCAACCCCATTGGAGTCCACCGAATTGGTATGAAACTTGGTTGTTAAGACGTCGTACCTTTAGATATGACCCACCGAGTTTAGACGAGATATTCAAAGTTTTCCAACCAGTATCACCATATAGAACAGCCCAACCACTCTTTCCCGAATCGGTAGTCTTAATCCATTTTATGGCACCGTTGGTCTTACGTATATCAACATACGTTTGACCTAGTGTTCCTTCGACCTTACCTTCAGGTATACCGGCTCCAGTTAGTTCACTAGATGAAGTTGTAGCAGCTGGTTCATTTTGACCTGAGGTTGGTAGATTAACACTTCCGCCACCATCAGATAGGATGAGTGTATTTCCTGATAAACTCAATTTTTGAGGAATACCCACACCATCACGACCATTCTCTCCTTTTGGTCCTGGTGGTCCAGCGGGTCCTGTTTGTCCGATTGGCCCTTGTTCCCCACGTTCACCTCTTTGTCCGTCTTGCCCACGCTCACCTTGTAACCCCTGTGGTCCTATTGGTCCTCGTTCACCAGTTTCGCCCTTATCACCTTTAGGACCAGGCGTTAATGAGATGTTTCTTAATTCATCTTTTGTAGCAAGGTTACTTGTATCAATATTTGGCTTTGATTCTAGCATCGATATACGCTGCTTTAAGGCGCTATCGTCATATACGGTATCTTTATCAGTCTTTGTCTTTAAAGTTTCAATTTCTGCTGAAATATGGCTGATTTCCGTACGTAATCCGCTGTCGTCGTAAGTTCCACCTTGCTCTTTGATTTTTGCAAAGAGTTCGTCTAATTCTTGTTTCGTTACAATATTTTCAACATCTACGATGCGACCAGTTGTACGTTCGACTAACGGCGCTTTTTTCGCTTTATCAATAGCACTAACCCATACATTAAATGCAAATGAGTAAACGTCTGTTGATTGCTCTACCTTCTCGAAATATACATAACCAATTACAGGTTCGTCGTTAGTGATTAATGTACTATCGAACGGAATCGTAATAGTGTTTTCAGAGATTGTAGCTTCAACAGTTATATATCGTTTTGTATATTTGAAATAAAACAAGCAAAGAACTTTTGAAGCCGTTAACTCATCAACAGTAAACTTAAATGTTGCAGTACCTTTGTCTTTGCTGTAAATTTCATGTCCTAATTTTTCAACGTCTCGATAAACAGACGTAATAGTTAAATGCTTTTTAATTACTTTTTCCATACGTTCCTCCGTTCTATAAATAAAAAGAGGACTCTCAATGAGCCCTCTGTGGATCCGTATTCTTATCCTTCAATCTTCTTCAATTCATTGAATCCATTCACAACAGATTCAATCAATACTTTCTTAGATTCGCTATCCAAGTTAATTCCAGCTTTTTCTAATTCGTTTGTTAAATTATCAAATGCAGTTTGGAATTTGTCTTGGCTTGCGTTATGCACATCCTTGAAGATTTGTTCCACAGCATTCACAACTGTGGAAGCGATGGATTTTGCCAATTCGTAATTCTTAGCATCCGTTTTGGCTTTCAATTCGGTAGCTTTAGTTTCGATGAATCCTTTCAAACCTGTGAATGCTAAACCTACTAATACTACTAACACGCTCACGATTCCATTGATGATTGTTGCTTGTAATTGTTCCATAATCATTCAACCTCTTCCTTATTTGTAATTTTTTTTAATTTATTTTCTTGTTGTTTCCGCATCGTTTTTAGATACGGTTTTAGTGATTCAGGGAATGGCAATCCTAACGCCTCCCAATTTTCAGCGAGCGATACTGCATAACTGAAAATAAAAAATAAGCATGTAGTCACACCTATTTCTCGGTGTCCTAATGCTCTCGCATACATCGCAGTCACAATTACTACAACACAGACCAACGCATGACGTAATAATCCGTTAGTGCTCGTTTTACTATCAAATCGTTTCAATTTAAATGCTTTGATGTAGCCAGAAATCACGTCAAAGCAAATTAACCAAAACAGGATTTGAATGTATGGGCTGCGCACCAATCCTTGCAAATGCATTGTCAATACATCAAATTCTACATCTAAATTTATCATCTATTACAACTCCATAATTTCAACGACTGTCTTGTATTTTTTAATTTCTTCACGCTTATTTGCGTTGTCTTGTTCTAAACGTTGAATTTCATCATTCAAACTCTGAACTTTTTGCTCGAACTGAGCTTTCTCTTCTCCAAGTTTATTAATTTCATCTTGCTTAGTTTTGACTTTTGATTCTAACGCTGTGATTTTTGTTTTAATTGTTTCTAATTCCATGTTGTTCCTCCAAAAAAATAATTTTTAAACACTAAATTCTAGATTGTCTAAACATAGCCAATCTGCTCCAACTTTTCTACCAACTTTTACCTCTCCAGACGGCATGATAATTACGCTACATAGATTGTAATCGCCTGTAAATGTATGTAGATACACTTTGTGTGGTGGCCTGTAACCTGTTGGAAGAATGAAAATGTTGGCGAATTGTGTTGTATTTCCGCCTTCGATACTTCCACGGAGTTTAATTGTGTTCACTTCTTTTTTAAATTCAAGCGCACCATCGTCTCCGCTCAAGTGTCTCCAACCGTTTTGTAGCTCCGCTTTTTTCCAACCAGAATCTAGACTTGAAGTGATAATAATTGTCCAATTAGTCCACTTATTCAATTCACTTCTTCGCATATATAGCTGATTTGAATTAAACGGGACATAGAACTGAACACAGTAGCTTGAATCACTGCTATGAGTTATCACAGAAACATAGCCATAATTATTAATCCCTGTTGGACTGTTCTGCACTCCGAAGGCATGATAACTTCCAGCTGTTTTTAAATTGTTAAGATCACCATTGTACTTCAGTGATTTACCATCTTTGGATGTCAACGCGAATTCCTGAATTGGCTTTCCATTAGCCATAATGCCATCTTCAACATTTAAGCTGCTATGGAATGCAACTGGAAGATGTGACTCGAAGTGTCCATCTAACTCAGGGAATCCACCTACAGCAGCACGATTATCGCCCCAAGCCCACAGAACTCTCGATGAACGTACTAGCAGAACAGAGTCTACTAAGTCGTTTAACTTATCCTGTATTACTAATCTCACATTATATGCCTTGGAAAGTTCATAGAACGCTCCACAGTCGATTTGACGATTGATTTTCTCTGTACTCTCATTTGTGAGATTGACAGCATCAATCCATCGATTTGCCTTCTTAGCAGAATATTGAATTTTAAGAGTATACGGATTCCTATTCACTCCATCAATTACTAATGGACTGACATTAGCAGCAACCGTGGCCATGATGGTTTTGTTAGTTCCGTTCCCTGTTCTATTAGCCAGAAATGCAATAATTTTAGGTGCGTAGTAATCCCATACTTTGATAGTCTTTGACTTTGTTGCAGTTCTTCCGCGTGAGTCAGTAACCTTTGCAGTCACTTCTAAATTGCCAGCTTTGTTAGCTGGGAAGTCACCAGTTGTTGCTCTAACCACTAAACTATCCACTGTTAACTCAGTCGATACGATAGTTGAACCGTGAGAGCCTGCTGCATTGATTGCTTCAACTCTCATCACTGATTTATCCTTAATAAAATTGCCTACAGGGATGAACTCTGCCAATTTCGCTGTTCTTTCAGAAATTGTTACATCTTCAAGCGTAGGAACGATAGAAGCAGGAACCTTAATAGGAATTCCCCGTTTATAGACATCGTTTCCAATCTGTTCAGTCCCTCTAAATGTACGTACACGGACATCTAACGCTCCAGTAGCACTATTGGTAATTCGATTAGCGTAATCGATTGGGACTGTGAACTGCAAGCTCGTATCGTGCCCACTTCCTAAATCAACCAAATCGCTCCCGTTAACACTCCACGAAACCTGATGTCTAAAATCATCGACTTTCTTATCGATAGTAATCGTGATAGTTTGTCCCAATTCGGTTTCAGTTACAGATTTAATTCCACTAGATCTTGGAATGTTTTCTAAGTTTACAGTTCCGCTAAACCAGTTAATATTTCCCTGGTCCGCAACGTTTGTTAGTCGCGCCCAAATAGGTATACTCTTGGTTCCATCCTCATTATGTGGAATCGTCATTGTTCCTTGTCCAAAGGTAACCCAGTCGCGATTTCTTAAGTCGAAGCTAACGTATTTGCTTAGTACGCTCTTACCATTAATTTCAACTTCTGCCAGTGATTCGTTGTTTAAATCGAAAACCCACGTTGTGTTTTTTTCTAACCACAACTGCCACGATATTGTAGAGGTGTTAGTCGTGATATCTCTGCCTGTCTCGTTAACTTCAAGAACTAGACGGACATATCCACTAGATGTTGTTTTCGATATCTTAACCATTTACCGCACCTCCCACGTATGATATTACTGTGAATTCGTTGTTGTATCGTTCAAAGATATGGTTCGCAATAGTAACGGAATTCCAAAATGTCGCACTTACAATATTTAATTGTTGGCCTGAGATATAAGCTACTACACGACCAGAATCGATGAATTCCATACGTTCGTTTGTATAACGTGTTTGCAGTTTTTCACCGTTTTTACCAATTAACAAGCCATCTTCGTCAACGTTGAAATATGTTGAGATTGCATTCAACAGAACGCTGGATTGTTCAATGTTAAGCTCTACTGCTCTTGTTCGCTGTCCTAGGCCTCGAATTTCTTCTGCAGTCTCTTGAATTCGTTTATAAGATTCTTCCAGGCTACTAAATTTCCCCGTTAGATCTCTGAGTGTGTCTTCTGTGACTTGAGATTTATTGATAATCTCCATAACCTCAGCGAACTGATTAGCATGTTCCCTGTTGCGCTCTTCAAATTCTTTCTGAAGGCGTTCTAGTTCTTTGTCGTCTTTCTTTAATACAGGTTCCCATTTACCATTCGTGTAAATCTTAGGAACATCCTTACCAGGGGTGCTCGTGTCAGTCCATAAATCTCCAACGCTTGGATTGGTTGGAGGAGTTTGTCCAATGGATTTATTAACGATAAAGTCTTTGATAACGATTGAATTACTCGCAACGACTTGATTACCTTCAATAGCTTCACAGATAAATGTGGCTTCTCTATCAACATCGTTGACGGTAATTGATAATTCATTGCTGCCGTTTTTATGTTGCTCATTCCATGCTGCATCGTCTGTTCCATATTTACTTACTCGTTTCCATCGATATGTGAAACGACTGTTCATTTGAATATCCATCTTGCTGACGTTAGCAATTAATTTAGTAGCTAGATTACTATTTTGAAAAACTACACCGTCAGTTGACTGGATTGTCATTATAAATGGAATATTTGTAAAATCAAAAAGACGTTCTTGCACTAATGTGCTTAAACGTCTTACCTTCTCACTAATCGTATCTTCTTTAGACTGAATGTTAGTTATTTTAATTTCGCCGTTCTCTCTAGTAGCAAGAGATTTCTTAATACTTGATACTCTTCCTGATACAATCAGAGCAGGTTCATAATGATGATCGACAATAACAACTGTATCTCCGATATTCACTTCTCTAGGAAGAATATTGATTGGAACATCGTAAGTAACTTCTGGATGATTCCATTGTTTTAACTTAATTACTGCTTCAACCATTAACGCTTGAGGAGTTTTAGCTTCGCTCTCATAACGCTTAACAATTCCTCCTCCTGCTGGAGTATATCCAGCACGTTTCCAACGAGCTACAGCATCGTAATCAACTAGATAGATAGAGTTCAAATCTGAGCGAATATTTCCTTCGTTATACTCAGCTCCTGCCAATGTAATTCCATCAGCTCCAGTAGCTACAAGAGTAGTTGCTAAATTTTCGATTGAAATTGTTCGTTTAACATTTGATGCTTCTCTTCCAACTTCCAATCTTACTTTTTTATCTTCACCAATTCGTTTATGAATATGGATTAACTTTTTATAGATTTTATCGTTTAAGAATTCAAAATCGTATGAGATTTCAGCATCGAAACGTTTAACAAGCTGTAATAATCTTTTAGTAGCTGTTTCTGTTCCTTGCCACTCTAATTTTCGTGTAGTTGTTGATGGAATTTCATTGGTTCCAATTTCCCAGCCAGAATCGTATGTGAATTCTTCAATGTAGTGAGTGATTGGATAGCTTTTGTCAGCCTTATAAGGAGGAACTTGTTCTCCTAACAAGTCCAAGCCAGCATCTTCAGCGTAAATCGTTTTAGAATCTTTGTTCTCTTCAATCCGCATAATTTCGAATGAACGTAGTTTACTGCCATCTTTAACCATCAAATAGCAACCTACATTGATTTTTTCAATTTCAGGATTTCCTGTCTTATCTACATTAAATTCATAAGTTCCAATTCCAGTATCTAAATCTTGTTCAAACCAATCGTTGTATGCTATTAATCCCCCACTAGATTCAAAATGAAGCTGGCAAAGCTTATTGTATTCCCTATCTGTAACAGTAATCATTGCCATGCCTCCTTGAATTTAGCATCTAAATTAATATTCGTATTTGGTTCAGCTAATACAGCGATCTCAGTTTGTCCAACAGCAATATTGAACCAAGAACTACTCATATTAACGTATTGTGTTTTCCCGTTAATTGTTAATGTTCGATTTCTGAAATCAAACTCTACTACATCATTTGGTTTAATGACTACATCTCCAGTTTCGTGGCCGTACTGCACGTACTGTCCACTTGGATGGATGAAGCTAATCATTTTGTAATTTTCGCCCGATGTGAAACTAAAAAGAGGCGCTGTTGGAAGCACCCCTCTATTGTCAAACGTATATACAATTTTTCCTGTATTCGTCCCTCTAGTAGCACTCTTCTCTGTTTTGGATAAACCTTCGAATGAGAATGTTACTTGTAATTGGACGACGTATATATTTTCGTGTTTAGTAATCGAAGTAACGTTGAATTTGTAAGCTGTGTAAACACGGTTTAATGATGTATCCGGCTCAAACTCAACATTCTCTTGCATAATCCATCGATTAAAATTATCTAGATCTGTCTGTTTAGTCGTATGAATATGAATTTCAAACGTCTTCACTTGTTCTTTTCGTTCATAATTTTTCTTAAAATACGAACTTCCGTTTTCACGTCTTTGAATCGAATTATTGCTTTCAGAGAAAAAGAGGCGCTCATATTCTGCCACTACTACTTGAATCGGCAATTCAGTATTCTTAACATTATTAATACTCATTTCAAATCCAATCACAGAATCACTCCTCTCGCTCTCTCAGCATGTCTTTCTTTCATTTTCATCTTTCTAATAATCTCTTCTGCTAGTTTAGTAGCTAATTGAAGTACATCTTCATCATTTCTTACTATTAACTCATGAGGATAGATATTAACGTTCACTCCTCCGAATCCGTCTAAATGAGCCGCTATTCCTCGACCAATTCCGGATAATGTTCTGTCATTTAATGGAAGGATTGCTTCGTCTCCTGCCTCTCCACCAATCATCACATTATTTCCGTTTTGTCCAAAAATAGTCGGCTTAGTCATAATACCGCCCTTTGCATACCATTCAATTCCGATGCTAGGTAATCCACCACTAAGCCAGTCTAATGGGTTTGCAGAACCACTGATACTGAAGTGAGGAAGTGGAATGTGCGGCCAGCTAATTTGGAAGTTGAAGAATCCTTTAATTGCTTCAATCGCTGAACCTACAGCACTTTTTGCTCCATCAATTGCTCCGGAGATAGCACCCTTAATTCCTTCCCAAATACTAGAAGTCGTTGATAGGATTCCGTCCCATATTCCGGAAATGATAGAAGCAATTCCGCCCATTATTGAACTAATCGTAGATGAGATGGTTTCAAGAACAGTTGATACAACATTTGATAATGTATCCCATGCTCCCGACCAGTCACCAGTCAGTACTTGTAATACTGCTTGAACGATTCCTAGAATCACATCAAGTGCGCCTTGAATCACAGTAGTAATTACAGTCCAAACTGTTTGAATATAGATTAATATTCCATCAAATATTCCTTGAATAAATGGAGCCAAGAACGATAGAACTGTTTGAATAATCGTTGAGATAAAGTTCCAAACTGTCTCAACTACTTGTTGAATACGTTCGTGGTTAGCTTCCCACCAAGAGACTAATGTTCCAAATATGTTTTGAATGAACTCTGATACAGCTCCTACTACAGTCTCGATGACTGATTGAACCCCGTTCCATATTGACTCTACTGTTGAACCAAATCCCGGAAAGACTCCTTCGAGCCATTCGACAATCGAACCAAAATTAGTCACAATAGCTGTGGCAACTGCTATTGCTCCAGCAACAGCCACGATGATAGCAATAATTGGAAGAAGACTAGCACCTAATGTGGTTACTGCAATCCCTACAGCTACAATAACAGGTGATAGTATAGCAAGTACTGCTAATACTCCACCTAAAACAACGATGAATTGTTTCACTGGCTCAGGAAGATTCTTGAACCAATCAGCTAATTGTTTAATTGCTGGAATAGCTACATTTAGTATTGGTTCCATCGCTTCTGCGATAGCCGCTCCAACTTCTGCTAATGCTAGCTGAACTGCATTAAATTTCTGTTGTTGCTTATCAATTGGATCTAGAGTAGCCTCGAACGTTTGAGCCACTGTCCCTCCAGCGTCTTCAGCAGTACCTGCTAAGTTCTTTAACGAGAACGTTCCACGCTTGATAGCGTCTACCATTCGAGTGGCGCCTTTAGTTCCGAACACCTTAGAAGCTTCCGTTAACGCTTCAGTTGAGCTGGATGCATTTTTGATTTTGTCAATCGTTTCTTGTAATCCGTCAGATAACGTCTTTCCTTCTTTAGCATATCCAACGGCAGCTTTACTCATTGAAGAAAGAGCAGCACTTGAATCTACACCGGCCTTTTCCATACCTCCGATTAATGTAGTTGCTTCATCAAATGACAATCCAAGTTCCTTAATTTGAGGAGCTCCAGCAACAATCTTAGAGAATAATTCATCAGTAGAGACACCAGTCGTTTGGCTAACGTATGACATCGTATCTAATACTGAAGTTAAATCTGTAACTGACAATCCGTAAGCTTCAATAGTCTTTTTAGCATTAATCGTGCTATTCGTAATATCCGTTCCGTTAATCTCTGAGAATTGGATAATACTTTTTGAAGCGTCTTTCAACGCGTCACCAGTTAACTCAAATTGTGTGTTGACTTCACCAATCGCAGAACCGACTTTTTCAAACGAATCTACAGGCAAATCAACAGATAATTGATCATAGATTTTTTTAAATCCATCTAATGCTTCGTCTGTTGTAGCCCCAGTCTTAGTGATGATAATATCGAATCCAGCATCTACATTCTTGAACGCTTCTTGAGTACTCCTCCCAAACTCAATCATTGATTGTCCAGCTTGAGAAGCAACTTGAGAAGCTTGTTGAAGGTTGCTCTGAGTAAGTAATTTATTTGTTTTCTCGCTAGCGTCCTTAGAAGCATCTCCTACTGATGCAAGTTCTTTTTTAACGTTCTGAATGCTTCCGCCATCATCAAGCTTATCGAGAGCATCTCTCAACTCGTTAATATTAGCCTTGCCATTCGATGCTTCTTTAGCCATTAACTCTAATGCGCGTTCCATGTCCTTACTCGAGGCTTTACCATTTTTGATAGAATCCGTCAGCTTATCGCCTAGAACGTGTCTATACGCTTCAACATCTTTTCCAGTAGCTGTGAAGAATCGAGATAATCTTTCTGTGGATTTCCCGAGATTCTCTTGTTCCTTATTCAGATTAGTTAACTGCGTCTTGTAATGCGTTAACGTGCTCTCAGTAGTCTCAATCTCACGTTTAAATGCTCGATAGTTTTCTTCACCGATTTTTCCAGCCTTAAACTGTTCTTCAACTTCGGCTTGAGCATTCTTTAAAGTCGTTAATTTTTCTTTTGTATTTTCAATTTGCTTAGTTAAAAGCGTTTGTTTTTGAGTGATTAATTCGATGCTGGCAGGATTAAATTTCAAAGCCTTATCCACTTGCCTCATCTCGCTAGCTGTACTCTTAGCTACCGTGTTAGCTTTTTTCAAAGCTTGCTCAAGTGGTTGAATATTTCCTTGCAATTCGATTGTAATACCTTTGATGTTTCCAGCCATTTTTTTCACCCCTCTCTAAATTAAAAAGGCTACTGAAACCAGTAGCCTAGAAATTATCAATATCTTCCTGTGTCGCTTTTCGCGTTTTCTTTTTATTCTTCGATTGAGAATGAAGATCAACATAATCAGTTTGGAAATCTAATGCTCCTCCGACTGTTAAATACTTTAGTTCATCAATCGATAGTCCGCTTTCCTTGCAGCACAGAATGAATGATTCAACTGTGAATGTCTCTTCACTAGCGTCCTCGCTCGAATCTACTTTTTTTTAGTCACGAATGAAGCCTCGATTAAAGCAACGATGCTTGTAACGATACTTTCAAATGTTAATTCTGAATATTCGTTGTAGAATTCTAAAAAGTTTGGAATCTGTGAATTTGCAGTGAAAGCGAAAATCCAAAAGAAACGATAGAACAATTCTGTGTCAAATGCTTGAACAGAATCTTCTGATAGATTTTCCATAGAAAATTCTTTTTTGCCTTTAAAAATTCGTGCTAGTGCAAATAATTCTTGAAAGAAATCTTTATTAAATTGTTTCTTATACGCTAGAGGAGTAAATGCATTACTCTCTAGCGCGATTTGCTTTTCTCCAACTTCAATAGTTTTCTTCATTATGATCTCCTTAGTTTAATGCTTGTTTAACTTCATCAAAGAACTTGTTGTAAACTTCATCAGAAGTGTTCAAGTTTGTCTTATATCGAATAGCTTTATCCGTAGAACGAGGGCTTGCTGTGAATTCTAGTTCTACTGTATTTACATCAGCTCCATTTTTTGTTTTTGTTCCAAATTTAGGACGTTTAACAACTACTTGAGGCAAACAGAATCGTGTCGCGTGTTTATCCCCTTCCATTTGGAATAGCAGTGCGATTGGATTACTTTGAGATGTGCTCTTTTCTACAGTTAGATCTCCTTTATTTTCTAGACCGTTAACATATTCTGAGAATGATTCTGTAACATTATAGAACGTCATTTTGCCTGTATATCCTTCGTTAGACTCGGATACATAGTAGTCAATATTATCAGCTTTTAATTTGATTTCTGTACTAACTGGATTTAATTCTAAATCTACAGCTCCAGCCATTTTTTCAGGCTTAGTATAAGTAATTGTTCCAGTAGGACTTTTAGTAACTTTCCCCCAGTGAACATTTTCTAAACCAAATGTGATCGTATTTTCAACTTTTGTTGGTGTTTGTGTTTGTTCTGCACCCATTTATAAATCTCTCCTTATAGTGTAATTTGATATGCTAGCATATACATTCTTTCATCTTTTAAATAAGTTTCCTGGAATGTATACGTTAACTTGTTTGTGTCGAATAATTGTTTCAATTTATCTTCTAATGATAAGTCTTTAAATTCTGAATAGACTTCTACAATCACATCTTTACTTATGTGCCAAGTGAAATTATCTGCGTTAGCATGTTGTTCTGATGGATTATAATAGATAATATAAGGAAGGTCAGGAGCTTGTCCTTCCTGGAACATATAATATTGAACAGGTAGTTGTAGAGTTTTTAGCTGTGTATATAGTTTCTGCAGTGTCATCATTTAGCTTCCTAACCTCCTTCTTATTTCAGATTCAAATTTTTTAATAACTTCGTTTTCAATTTCTTTGATATGTGGTTGAGCTCCGACATTTCGCCCTCCATTCCTTCGGGCGTGTCCAAACTCAAGTAAGTGTGCTTTTCGATATTCTTTTGGTTGATAGATTATACGCTCTCCACGCTTATTCAATTTACTATCCCAGTCATTGGCATAGCCTCCAGTACGTCTTGGAGATGCTCCTCTTAATTTAGAAACAGTATCGTCTGCTAAATCATCAACGATATCTCCTATTTCTTGAGCGACTTCTTGATTGAAATTTGATAAAGCTTTTGCAATTTCTGATTCGAGATTAAAGCTCATACTTCTCTCCAACCAATTCTTCACATTGCAGCTCAGTGAATTCTCCGTTTTCTGGCTTGAATGCTCTTCGGATAACATACTTGATGCCATCACATTCTAAGAAAGATTCGTGTTCGTACTCGAACCATCTTACTTGAACCACGAATACTGGCTTATATCCAAATTGAGCGCCATAAAATAGCATTGCATTTGTTACGCTTTTTTCAGTCGCAAGAATCTTTCGTTTAATCAATTCAACGATTGGATTCCCGATTTCATCCGTTCCATTAATTCTCTTTTTGATTAAGACAATCTCCTTATTCCACATCCACATCACTCCTTAAATTTTCTAGTAGTAGATTATGAAGTCGATACTGTAAATGTTTAGGCATAAGAATATTATTATCACGATTATCGTATCTAAACGCTGCATAGTCGATTAAGAAATCCATATGATCATATCGATTAGTATCAAGTTTAATCTTTTTTTGTTTTTTAATTTCATCTTGAACAGATAAAATCAAATGATTTAAATACTCATCTCTAAATCTTCCACTAATTCCGAGTTTAGCCTTCAATAGAGCTAGTATCTCTGTTTGCTCCATTATCATCTCCTCCTAACGGTTTGATGAAAATAACTCCAGCACTATTGTCTCTAGTTGATAATTCTGCTAGTCGTGTTTTACTGACTTTGCCTTGGAAAGGGAAAACATCTCCAATAGCATATAAACGACCATTCGGAAATTCTTCCGAACAGTCGTTTACATCAGCAAATGCACGAATTACTTCGTACGTCATAGTCTACTCCTACACAGCGTCAGTGTATGTTACGAATACACCTGAATCTTTGTCAGTTGCTTTTGTATCAAAGCGTGAGAATAGTCCTAGGGTTTCTCCATATAATTCATGTGGAGTCCAACGTACCGTTGTTTGTGTTCTGTCAAATAATGTTACGAATTCAAAAGCATCACCAATAAATGCTTTCATTTCGCCTTCACTACCTAACAATTCATCTGGAATAGGGAAAATAATTTTATTTTTAAATTTATAACCTGTTGGAGATGTTGGATCAGGCTGTAACATATAACGGCCTTGTTTGTCTTTCACTTTGTCTAATGCAGCGAACATTGAATCCGTCACAACTAAGATGACATCATATACTGATGAAACTTTCTTGTTAATAATATCTTTTAATCCATCGAATCCACTCGCGCTTTCTGGTTTTGCAGTTTTAAAGATTTCTGCAATTGCATAGTTTTTAGTGTTTACATCTTGGTTTGCAGCATCTTCTTCAACTAATCCCATAATGTCATAAGCAGCATCGTCAATCATCTCTTGCGAAACTGATAATTGGCCACGATATGTTTTTACAGACCAGTCGATTGGAGTTACTTTTGGTTTTCCTAATTCAGGATTTTTTTCTAACTCTTCTACAGTGTTCATTTTATTTTTAGATTTGCTAATTACTGCATATTTACCAGAAGTTGAATTTACTTTAACCACTCGTACTAATTTTGATAAATCTACATTACGTGTTTTTTGAAGTTGCGGTTTCAACACTTCAACAGGAATTAATGCTCCTCCATCCACAATTTTTAATCCGTCACTTTTTTCTCCTTTTGTACGGATATAATCATTTAATGCTTTTCGTGTTTCGACTTTATTAATGTTTTCCATATTTCTTTTATTCTCCTTTTCTGGTTCCTTTTCTTCTAGTTCCTGTAATTCTGTTTCTAGATCAGAAATTTCTTTTTCTAATTTTTCTTTTTCTTGTTTTTTAGTGTCTAACTCGCTTTGAATTTCTTCGATTTGAGTTTCTACATCATTTAGATCTTCTTCAGTTTCAACAGCTTCAATAGCTGACTCGATTTCTTCTGAACGTTTCATTAATGTTTCTAATTCAGAATTAATCGTTTCTAACGACTTGTTACGCATAGCGATTTTTTGTTTGATTAGTAATCCTTTATTTTTCATTTTTTAATTTCTCCTTCAATAATTTTTTCCTAGCGTTTAACGCATCCTTTTTGTAATCTTCAAAGCTTTTCTTTCTGGCAGAAATTTCAGTTTGTGGATAAGCTGGGAATGTACATGGACTTACTTCTAGTAATTCTAAATCCGTAACTATTTTTAGAATTGTTCCATCTTTTTTTTCAACCATTTCAAATCCTAATTCGAAGAATCCAAAGCTACACCCATTTACATCTTGTCTTTCGATTCTAGCGTGCGCTCCTACTGCATCAGGGTCGGCATTGTTGATTTCGCAAACTCCAAACAATCCAATGTCGTCAGATTTCAGTTTTAAAGTTTCATTTCCTGTTCTTCCTAAACAGATATTTGAGTCATGGTTAAATAAAGCACGTACATCCGGATTTCTGTCTAAAGCTTTCTCAACTGCTTCTTTTTCAATTAATTCGTAAAACCCTTCCCACAATTCAGTTTCTACACCATACTTAATGAAGTAACCTTCAATGAATCGTTTCCCTCCTTCATCGCTTCGAGTTTTAAAATTAGTAGAAAGGTAGCTTTCTCGTTTAAGCATCATTCTCACCACCTTTCAACTTTTTTTGTTTATCTAAATCATCTTGATTTAAATAGTTTTCCAGCACAATAATATTTTCCATTTCTGGATCTGGAGCTAATCCAACCCAGTCTCGAAGTTCGTTTCTGCGCATGGCTGCTAACTGAACCATTTGACTTCCTGCTGAAACCAGTTCAGTAATGTTGTATGAATATAGCGAACGTGGATTCAATCTGAAATATCTTTTTGGACTAATTAATAAATCCCTTGTTAATGCCTGTGCTATGATTTGAGCAATTGATAAAATTCTTGTATTAATGAACGTGTTATATTCCTCTTTGTTAAATGTACCTACACCCAAGAAAAAAGCAGGAACACCCATTAATCCAGCAATCGTCTTCTTATCAATTTCAACAGATTCGTTAATTGCAATATCTTTTAAGGTAAGTGGCTTAACTTGGTCAACCTTCATCATTTCTGCAGGGATAATCCAAGGTTCACCAGCGTTTGTTGTTTTTAAATAACTCTTTATGATTGCGTTTCGTCCTTTTTCGTTTGCTAGTTCTTCAGAATCACCACTGACACTGACTACAACACTAGGAACGTTTTTATTACGCATAAAACTATTTTTTGTTTTAGTAGCTTGTGTAAGATTTTCTACAATATCTTTTAAAGCTATTCTATAACCAGTCCCAATATGTGCTCTTTGTGAATCTGGATTTATTGTAAAATGCACTACTTCATCTGGATTTAATCGTATTTGCCCGTAACGAATATAATATTCACCATTATCCTCATCTATAAACTCAACACTTCTCATGTTCAATGGCATTAGTTCTCCAATAAAATCCGTTCCTCTAATTAATCCAACATGGACTACTGCATTACCATCACCATCAAGTAATAGATCTTTAACGATTCTATAAACCCAAGTCTTACGAGTCATATACTTATAAGGATTGATATCAATTTTTCGAGCTAATTCATCTCTAACTCTAACATCTCCCTTATCAGTATTTTCCATCAACTGAATCGTCATATTAGATACTAAATCCGCGATTTTATCCACAGCGATAAGCACATCTGGATGTTTATTTAACGGAATGTATCCATCATCTCTTGATATTAACTCTCTCCACTCATACGGATTTACAAATCCGACTGGTGGTGAAGCTGTTTTATTTCTTTTATTCCAAAAATCGAATAATCCCATTTTTAATCTCCCTTCAGTCCAAAGAAATCTTTTGCACGACTTGCTTTGCTATCACTTTCTTCTAGCATTTGGACAGTTGCGAAAACAGTTGCGTCAAAAATATCAATACGCTGTGTGCCTCCGTCACCGTCAGCCTTCTCATATTGAATCATGTCGTCCGTTTTCTCAATTGCTCGAACGTTCCCAACGCAGTATTCAAAAGCCTCACTATGTGCATAGTAGAATTCTTTGTTTTTTACTTTCATTTCAATTCGTCTAAAGCCTTCCGATTTCTTCCAGAAATATTGAGGTTGGTCAACCATTCTGAATTTATTCTTTTTCATCTTACTAACGAATTCTCTACCAAATTTTCTATCGAAGCCCACGCTTCTGATATTAAATCCAAGCTGTCTCATTTGAATGAACCATTTAACAACATCGTCATACAATACTGTTTTAGTGTTGCTCATCGTAAGCCAGCCATCATCCTTCCATCCAAACAATGGAATTCCATCGTCTTCCGCCTTTTCCTTTGCGGACGCAATTGGAAAGAATGCGTGTGTTATTGCAATGTCTATTTTCTTTCCTTCAAATTCATATTCACCAACGAGGGCTGATGCAGTTAAGTCATGCATTTTAGATAAGTCAGCACCGCCATACCACTTAATAGGCAACTTAGCCAGTTCTTCAATTGTCCAATTGAACTGCTCATCACTTGCAATGAACTCATCTACATTGAAGTAAGTATTCATCGAGTTAGTAAACACGTTCAATGTTGTGTTGAAGAATTCCATTCGCGTTTGTGGATCATTAAGCGCCATCTCAGCTTCAGCTCTTAATTCTTCAATAGTCACTGTCACACCACATGACGGATTAGCCATTCTTAATGTTTTATCTGACATGTAATCAATAGGCATTCCGTCTTTATCCTCGTTTGCCTTACAAATGAAAATAAACAATTCGTCATTCTCAATACTTTGTTCCAGAACTTTCTTACAATACTTCAAGCGATTAGCTAAGAATCCATTTGGAATGTCTCCGGCCGTACTAATAATAAATAACAACTTATTACGATAAGCACTTAATGTCTTCTTCATCTTCCCGTACTTCTTGGAACTACGCATCGTGTGCGCCTCATCTAATATGATGAAGTTTCCATTCAATGCATCTAATCGAGATTCGTCATTAGCAAGTGCTTGTACAAAGAAAGAGCCTTCCTTACCAAACTCGCCAGTAATGGAATGCTCTGAATTATTATCTTTAATACTGATATGTTTATCATGCCAACGGTCTACATTAAATCGCATAAAACCAAACGCTTCTAGCGATTGTCTAATTCCTGCTGCTACGATGTAGCACTTAGACGAACTCTTACGTTCCATTAGTGATCTACATAGAGCAAGTGAAGCTGTGAAAGCTGTCTTCCCTTGTTTTCGAGGGATAAAAACTAACGATTCTTTAAATCTAGTTTCTACAGTACCTGTCTTGTAAAATCCAATAAGATTAACAACAACGAACATTTGCCATTCTTGTAATTTCATTGGAGCGTTACGCAGGCTTACTGCACTAACGTCTTCTCCTTGATAATGAACTATTACGTTTTCGATGAAGTTAACAGCAACATTAATGTCATCCTCGTTTAGATAGAATTTTGGATTTTCTAAATCTCTTAAAAATCGTTTTGCTTCAAGTATCTTTTCTTCACAGGAATCTATTTTTCCATCAATGACATCATTCGCATAATTGATAGCTCTCTGAACGTATGGATTCATCGCTTACCACCAAGTTTGTTCATAATATCAATAATGGACGAATCAGAATCTTGAGCTATAATCTCTCCTAACGATTTTGGATTCAGCATTAATCTGTCTGAGTATGTTAAAATGTCACGTCTTAGAGTCTCCATAACATTAACAAGAGGGATTTTTCTGTAATTTTCAGCTCCAGCCTTGTTCACATATATTTCTGCCACTTCGTAATCACGTTCAGCGTGCTCTTTTTCATACTTCATATACTGAAATAACAATCCAGCATAAATACTAATTAAGTCCGCATACTCTTTGCGATAAGTACCTAAACTTTTCATTTTCTTTTCTGTTGCTTTTTCAATTGTTTTCTTTGTAATTGGCCTTGCCAAAAGTCGTCCTCCTTCCCGATACAGCCTAGATTTTATCCCCTTTTTTCAAATTTACCGCGCGGTTGGAAAAAGTTCCTTTCCTCGGTTTCCGAAGCTCAAAAAATTTTTAATGAAAAGGTGGCGGGGATGAATAGAATTTTTCAAATTCGCGTTTTTTTCGTTTTTGCCATTCTTTTCCTTTTTTCGTAATTTCGTCCGTAGTACGATTATGCATCTTGTTGTGTTGAATGTTCGACAGCGCCACAAGATTCCAAGCTACGAACTCTAACTCTGGATATTCCCTGACAGGATATATGTGATGAACCATTTCTGCCGGAACTGATTTTCCAAATCGCAAAGACTCTTGACATCTATATCCGTCACGAGCCATGACAAAATTTCTCAACCTTTTCCATCGAGATGTATTCAATGTTTTTCTAGCCATCTCATGCTCCTCTCTTAGGAATTATTCCCTTTGAATTAAACATATCTTATATTCTGTTTAGTTCGCATTTCTTATTTTTTTATTGCTGTAATAAGCTTTCTTTAAGTTCTCAAAAATGAACTAACACTTTTCTCATTATGTTTAGTTGGATGTTATAAACCAAAATTAGTCATTACTTTATCTTGTTGGTCTTGACGAATACCAATATATTTTAATGTAATTGCTGGACTTGAATGGTTAAACAGTTCCATCAATGTAGCTACATCTTTGTTCTTTTTGTACTGGTGATAACCAAATGTCTTTCTCATTGTATGAGTTCCTACGTTATCAATTCCACATTCGTCTGCTGCAATCTTAATGATCAGATAAGCAGTACATCTACTAATGTGTTGGTTCTTTCCATTTCTACTTTGGAATAGATAGTGATGTAGAGGCTTACCTTTCACGTACTCTCGTAATTCTTTTTTTAATACTGGAGTCATCTTTCGCTTTAAAGGTTTGCCTGTTTTTAATTCTTTCGTTTTAATGTACCAACCTTGAACATCCTTAACCCTTAAATTAATGATGTCGCTAATTCGTAAACCTGAGTTAATCCCTAAGAGAAACAGCATGTAGTTTCTTTCGCTCCAGTCTCTTAAGTAGTCTTTCATTGCTTGTATATCATCTTTATCTCTGATTGGTTCTACATAGTTCATGTTTCTCTCCTTTCTCCATAAGAAAGAGCGTACTGCAATAGTACGCTCTCAACAGTTAAGGTTGGGTATTTTATTGGGAAATTACCGCTGACGGAATCGAACCGTCATACAACCACTACGGCACTGTTAAGACTCGTCTACATTCTCAACGTATATACACCTTTTTCAAGACTGGCTCCGGAATCATGTTTCCGCATGGTTTCCTTTTATTCACACTTTCTTACAATACATATTTTAATATATATTGCTTTTGTATTTTTATAATCTTTTTTTAGTAAATTCTACAATTTTTTAATTCTCATATTTATCTACACCCAAAGCGTAAGATAGTAACCTTATCCCTTCTACTCTAAAGTCTCTGATTCTGAATTCACTATAATTCATTTCCAAACCGATTTTAATATCACTTTGTTCTTGTATTAATGAACGATATATGACTAACCTGTTAGTGGCTGGCAATTGATTCAATGCATCGTTTACAAGGTCTACAAATTCTTTGTGCCTTTTCCCATGTGTATCTGCCCACAATGCAGCATCTTCAGTTGATGAATGAAATTGATTAGTGAAGCTTGGTGGAACAATGGTGTATTGTGGTGTAATTCGTGGTTCACTTTTTAAGTAAAGTTTATTTAATGAATTTTTATACTTAGCTATTACTCTCATTACAGCTTTTTTGGTAGCTTTATAATCAAGTTCCGGATAATCAAATAATTCTATACTTTCCAAGTATTTACACCTTCCTTTTTTAGAATGGTAAATCGTCATCATTAACTTCTCCAAATTGAACTTGTTCTACATTTCCAATTGGCTCTTGTTGTCTACCTTCTGTCACTGCTTTGGATTCTAGTAATGAAAAGTTTTCTACTAGCACTTCTGTTATATATACTTTTTTTCCTTCGTAGTTTTCATAATTTCTTGTTTGTAATCTTCCTTCAACTCCTAATAATGAGCCTTTTTTAGTAAAGTTTGAAAGATTCACTGCCGACTTTCTCCAAATCACACAATTAATGAAATCTGTTTCCTTTTCTCCTGCTTGATTTTTATAAGTTCTATCAATCGCTAATGAGAAGGAACCAAAAGCAGTTCCGTTTTGTGTATATCTTAAATCTACCGGTCTAGTTAATCTTCCTACTAAACATACATTGTTAATCATATTTTAAACCCCCAAATATTGTTCATGAGCTTTCAAGTCACTTTTAAGAATTTTATTTACACGTTTTAATTCTTTAAAAGCCTGTGCTGCCATTGCCTTAATTCCGTTTCTTCTTGCTTCATCAGTCACCGGAATAAAATAGCCTGTTCTACCATTTCTTTCCCCAATAATCACAATATCAAAATCATTTACAAGGACATCAATTATCTTTTTAACCCGTCTTTCTGAAAGCTTAGTAATTCTCATAATGTCAACCCTGTTAATTCTTTTAGTATCACTATTTGGAATTAATCTTAATACTGCTCTTTCATCCGACCCTAATCGTTTCATGTTTATTTATTCCCCTTTTCTAATTCTTCCAATCTATCCGGATTGTAGCCTGCCCACGCATTATCAAAATTATCATCAAGGACTACTACTGGCATGCCTTTAAATCCGTATGATTTGATTTTCTCTAATGCACCTTCAGTTTCAAATACATCAACTGTTTTAAATTTAATTTTATGCTGATCTAAATACATCTTAGTCATCTCACATTGTATGCAAGATGGTTTACTATATACTGTTACTTTCATGTTACCCCCGCATTTTGTCCACAGTCCGTCTATACAAAGTAGATGGCACTGCGTTTGTTTTTCGTGAACTCGAACAACATTTGTCCGTATTCGCTAATATCATATCCATAAGTACTATCATAGCTTGATGGCTTACTTGGGCTTTGTAATTGGTACCATGTAAGCCCTGCAAAGGATAGTGATTTTTCATGGTGAAAATGTCCTGTAATTAAATACCGTGATTGGCTTTCTCCCCACTCCTTGCTAAATTTGGCAGTAATCACTTGATGCAGTCTTTCCGGATTTTTAATCTTATCTCCATGATGTAGAAAGATTGAATGTGGCCCCAGTCTAGCATGTTTATATTCATCAAATTTTAAATCAAATTTGATTTGTGTATATAGCTTTTGTAATGCTTTTACAAATACAAAATCTGTGGAAGGTGCGTGGTTACCTTTTAAATAAACCAATGTTACCTTTCTGCTATTCTCTAGTGCTAAATCTAGCAGTGGTAGGATGAAATTAAATCCATCTTCAATGCTTGCATCAAAATCAACTTCATCAATCCGTGTTCCTTTTTCAGTAGTGTTCAACAGATTATCCACATGGAAGTAATCACCGTGCAATGTAATTAAAATTTCTTCATATCTGTTCAATATTCTATCTGCAATTTCACGTTGTAATGCAGCATAGTCATATTTAGAATTCAATCCAAAGTGCATATCTGATAATGGAATCAATAGATATTCTTCTGGTATTTCTTCACACGATAACTCTATTTTTCGTGGTTTTAATTTACTTAGAACTCTTTCAATATCTTCTGCAGTTATTTCCGGTTCTTTTCTAACCGCTACAATCTTTGATTGGTAATTGTAATATGTTGAGCCTGCAATAGGTGTAGTCCATTCGTTTGATGTGATAGATTTTAATTTAAAAATCTTTGGATCAAACCCATGTAATCTTAGAAGTTCTTCATCCGTGAATACTTTCTTATTCTTCCTTCCAATTTTGATTTCTGAACCAATTGAACCATCCGATTTGATATCCTTCTTTTGATATCTAGTTTCATTTTGTTTAGTACTGGGATTTGCTTGTTGAATTTCCGGATATCTTGGATGCCTTCTACATCTAATCCGTATTCTTTCAATTGCTTGTAAATCGTTAAAACCCATTTTTTGCGCAACTTCTGGCCATGAGTAGCCTTCAAGTTTCAAATCAATAGCCTTATCTACATCAATTTCCGTCATCTAATCACACTCACAATCAATAAATAATTTTTTAATTGCATCACCAAACAATTCAATAGCACGTTGGGCATCTTCATAATTTTTAAAGTAGCCGAAAAGTATGAATGCGTTAACCGTACAAATATAATTAACGTCTATTTTACCACTCCTTTTTTCTATAAAGTATTTATTGTCATGAATAGTGAAATCGGGTTCCCATCCATCGTTGCACTCATCACGAAATGCATTAAATAGTGTGAGTAATCTTCTGCGTTCTGCTTCTAGTTCGGCTGATTGTTTTGTTGAAAAGGTATTTCCACTGTAAAATCTGTTCATATCAGCTTTATGGCAAAACCAGTTAGATCTAACCACTATTCCATCATCAGAAATAAACCAGTAGTAATCCCCATATTGATACGGGCAATCCATGTCCCAGTATTTTTTATTTTTTGCTTTGCTTTCTAAACTGAACATTTCTCCCAATATTTTATTTACGTTTTCACTAAATTGATTTAGTGCATTTGATATTTCTTTTGCCATTTTTTCATGTTGTTCCGTCATTCTTATTCTCCTTTTACAAATCCACTAAATAATCAATGGAATAATCATCCACTAACAATCCAAGCTTCATTCCTTGGAAAAAGGCTTTTTGTTCTTCTTCCGTCTTAAATTCTAGTTTTTCAAGTTGAAATATTTCTCTTACTTCTTGCAATCGTTCTTCTGTGCATCCATCTTTTAATATATCTTCTACTAACCCAACAATGTCTGATATAAATATCATTCAGTTATCCTCCTAATTCTGGATTGATTGCTTCAAAATAGAAATCGTCATATTCTTTTGTTTCGTTTCTTGTAATTTCACCATCGATGATAGCGATGTACTGTTCAAACTCCATTCCTTTTTCACTTGCAAAAATATTAAAATCTAGATTGTATTTTTTACTTAACTTTTCAAACAAATCTTCTTCAATTCCCCACGCTTGTTTGATGTTTAACGTTACGTACGTTGGGGATTTATTTGTATCCGAGTACACATAGATTTCAATTCTGTTTTGTTCTATGAAACATCGTGAGCTATCTTTTAAATAAAGAAAGCTTTTATCTGCTTCTAATGCATAAACATAACAATATCCGATAAACTCCATTTTTATGTTTTCTGTTTTTGGTTTTTCAAAAAGTTTAGACTGATACACTTTTAAAATTTCGTTTTCTAAAAATGCAATAACATCCTTTTTCTTACCCCTAATCTTTAAATTTCCTTCACACCAATTTGGCATCACTTAACATCCCTTTCTATCAATGCACCTTTGTGTATTTTTATGATTACGTAAAATTCATCGCTATCTACATCAACTTCAATATCTCTAAAATCGAAATGCCCGATTAAATCGTATATTGCATCCTTTCTTTTTCTTGCTGCTAAGTTCCGTTCAATCTGCCATTTGATGTTTGCTTTTCTTTCTTGTTCTATTTTCTTCAACGCTTGTTCATAAGGCGTACCTTCACGCTTTAATTTGTATAAATTCAGCACACACCAAAGCAAAAAGATTAGGCAAATACTGATCAATATCATGTCAGTGCGAAGTGGGTGTTTGATTATAAAATCTAGTATGAACATTTAATCATCCTCCTATCATTTCTAACGATTCATTCCATCTTTGATTTAATTCATTTCTAATCTTTTTGATGTTTGGTAATTCTCTTGCTTTTTCCGTAGTAAACCAACCCCAATGATATATATTATCTTCTTCATATCTAACGTATGTTGACTGAATCAACCCTTCTTTTTTTAACTTCCTTATTTCTTTTTGGTAAGTTTGTTCGTCAATTTTAAGTGAATTCATGATTATACTTTTACTAGCTGGGAAGCCATAAGATAAATCAAAATCAAACTCTTCTTTTGCTATAAACTCAAGTAGTTCCATTTAATCACCATCTATGAATGTAGTAACCAGCAATTGCATCTAACATCAATAATCCTTCATGTGGGTTTTCTTTCCTTTGAGACCAATAATTGTCTCTATCCCCTGTATAAGTAAATTTAAGATATTTCCCATACTCAATACTGTATTCCCTTAAACCATTGAAAACATATTCTTTTTCATTTTTTAAAAGTAGAATTAGTTTCATTTAATATCCCCTTCTTCAATCAACCAATCAATATTTTTCCTAGCTTTCTTTAAATCTTCCATACCGTTTTTTTCTGCATATCGTAATAAATATTCCACCGCGCTACACCACCGATGCGCTTCCATACCGCTTTTGTTTTTAACAAAGTTTTCAAGTATTTCTTTAACTTCTAATCCTTTGCTTCCAACATAGTGACTTGGTTTGTTTACTGCTTCTTTAATCCGTGCGTTTTCTTGTAAATCCATCGCTATACCCCTTTCACAAAAACACCATCAATCACTTTTCCTTTTCTATCCTTGATTTGATGATATGCACTTTCTAAACAGTCTAAGAAGTTCAAATTGCGCTGCATGCAGTAACCAATTAAAACAACAGTGATATCACCTACTGCATCAATTTCTTCTGCTCTATCGTGATTCTTGTATGCTTGTTTCAATTCCAATACTTCTTCTTGTAGCTTAATTAATTGACCGCTCCCATCTAGCGTTTGCATATTTCTATCTACAAACCATTTTTCAACCAGTCTTAATAATTCTTCTCTTTCAATTCTCTTTTGATGAATTGGATCATTTAAATTCATGCCATCTTAACTCCTTCAAAATATGCTTTTAAATTGTCTGTAATCTTCTTTCTAGTGCTTGGAAATAATTTGTATGGATTGTTTAAAAACTTATTCAACGTGCTAACCTTCACTTTTAAAATGTCTTTCTGCATGTGGTAGAAGTTGTTAGATGATGTTCCAATCATCTTTTCTATTTCATCGCGTGCCATTAACAATTGAATGTTATAATCGTTAACTTCCACAAACATCAAACTTGCATCCGGTTTGATTGGTTCAAACGGTTTGGGTCCTGCTTGAATTAATGTGACTGTTCCTAACACGTTGTTTTTATGTTTAAACTCAAATGCTTTTTCATACGATATAAATTCCAACGCTTGATGTTGATTCTTACAAAATTTCAATGTTTTCTTTGGATGCTTTTTATCTAAATAACCTTCCATATATGAATAATCTTTAAACCCTTGGAAGTACATCCCGTTGTGCTTAATTACAAACATTTGTTTTCCCCTTTTACTCAACTTAACCAAAGTTTTTATTGTATTCTTCTTCAGTCATTTTTCCTGTAATCAATTTTCTTTTATTGCTTAAATAAGCTTCTTTATCACCAGTTGTTTTCAATTCAGAAATGGCTTTGATGATAGATGTGTAGCGTTCCGGATTTTCTTTATAAACCCTTAGTTCTTTTTCCATCGATGTTTCCATCAAGTAACACCCCTTTGTGCGCGTTCTTCATTCTGTTGTCTAAATAACCAATCCGGCAGTGGTTCAACATAGCCTTTAGGTTTGGTTGGATAATTTGAATAATTAGTTTTTGGATTAGAATCTATTTTGTATTCATCATTCCAACACTCTTGATTGAACCATGTTCCGCCTTGCTTGATATATTTAGTTTCAGTCTGATTAGCTTTCACATATTCGATGTATGATTTTAAGCCATTCTGAATTGTAGTGTGTTCAACTCCTTTTTTAATAGCTTTTGAATAAGCCTTAAATGCATCGTTCTTTCTTTCTTTCCTTGGATAAATATCCCACAAAGCATTGAATTGATTTTCTAACAATTTGGCGGATATATTATTAGATTTACTTTCCTTTAATTTACTTTCCTTTTCTTTATTTAATGTTCCACTGTTTTGCCAACCGTTTGGCAACTCTTTTGGCAACTGTTCCGCAACTTCTTTGTCAACTGCTTGACTGCTATCTTGTAAACTAACTTGTAAACTAGGTTGTAAACTATCGTTATATAAAAGATTAATTTTGTAAGCAGTTGCTTTTGTTCCGTTGGATTTGTATTCAATAAAACCCAATTGCTTTAATGTGTTTCTTGCTTTATCAATCCCTTGTCGTGATAATCCGGTGAACAATTCCAAACGCAAATTAGCTACTGTAAACCATTCTTGCTTTCCGCAATCATTATGGACATTTAATAATGCATGCCATAAAATGAATTGACCTGCAGACAATGGATTTGACATTTGTCGCTGATTGAACGCTAAAATTTGTTTCAATAGATTCATCCAAGCAACCCCTTTCTATAAAATTCCCAACTCTTGATTTTGTGTATTTTTATGGTATAATTTATTTAAATCTTGAGTGTGGTGGCTATTTTTAGTCACCATTTTTTATTTCTCTAATAATTCCACTGCAGTATTGAAAGCAGCTTCTAATGTTTTGTGTGTACTTCTGCTTGAATACTTACTTCCTTTCATTTGAACGGATAATAAATATTTTCCGTTTTTAAATTTTACTGAACCAACAATTTCACTATTCTGTATCACATCAAATTCAGTATCATCAAACATATTTTCAATTAGACTTAACATAAAATGGATCATTCTTTCTAATGTATTCTAAACGGTTGTAATTTTGGTTTGCTGCGCCTACCCATAGATGCATGAACGCTATTACACCAATAAGTGCTAATCCTAAATAGCTAAGAAATTTTAAATACTTTTTTATAAAGTTCTTTCTAAAATTTTTCCAATATGTTTTTCTGTTTAGTTTATTAGTACGTTCTATTTCAACTCGTGTCATGCTGTCCTCCTTAAATTTTGTATTTAGCCATGAACTCATCTAAATCTCTAGCATCGTATCGAATTGTTGCGCTTCCGCTTGGCCTTTTAATTACGATTTGTTTCAATCCCATCGATACACACTCATCAAAATCTCTATCGTCGATTCCTCCGATATAGGCTTTTGCCTGCTTCTTGTTTAAGTATCTTTGCTGAGTGTTATTTGTTGGTAATCGTTCCATCGCATTAGCTACGATTTCAACAACCTTGGAATTGAGAGTTGTTTCGAAATCTGCACTTAATAAATTCACTGCTCTTCTCCTCTCTTTTCAACCAATTCATAATCTTCAAGTTTTCTTTTTAGTTTTTGCTTAAAAGTCCATAAAATCATCCAAGATAATCCTGATGAGATGATTGCTATTGTTAATGCGATTTTATTAAAGAAAACAATAGCTATAACTAAAAAAACAAATGCTAGAAAACCTAAACATCCTAATCCGTTAATTAGTTCAGGATTTTCTTTTATAACTTGTTTAGCAATCCTTTTTTCCATATTTTCACCTCCTATTTCATGTTTTTTCATATTGTTGTAACCTTCTTTCAAGCCTATAATTGTGTTGGGGAAAGGAGGTGTTTATATGAATACGCAATTAAACGAATTTTCTAAAGGAACTATTGTTGTGCAGTTTGACCATCAAATTACTATCAAAAGCCACACAAAAACTGCGTTTGTATTTAGCGATAGTACTGATGCTGAACTACCGTTATACATCTTGACTCTTGAAACTAAACATCAAGTTTTAGCATTTCGAAATGATGTTTTTATTGAATCTATTGCGAATGATCCTTACGTAACATTCCGTTCTAACAGCGAATTGATTGACTTAGGTGTAAATTCGAATGGTATTAACGTTTTTCAATTAGTTCCACCAACGTTGAATCAACTTTGATTAAACGCTTGTCTGATTGAATCACTAATCCGTTTTCTGAAAAAATAAAAGTTGGGTTAGTGTTTAGGGTATCTAACAACTCTTTGTTAGGTGCCTTTTTTGATTCCATCTTCTCACCTCCTATCCAATTTCTAAGATCTCTTTAATTTGATTAATTCGCTTATCAGATTTTCTACGGAAATTAATCAAATCATTTAAATACATTCTTGAAATTCCCATCGCTTCAGCTAAATCAGTAGGAGTCCAATCTCTATCGATTAACGCTTTGAGAATTTCTTTTTTTAATGTTTTCTGTTCTTCGTTCATCCTGCACCTCCTATTGCTTATTTTCAATTTATATACGCAAACTTATTGAAATAAATTTGCGTATATGCTATTATGTAAGCGTACAAAATAGACACAACAAAAGAATAGCGTTATATCAGTCTTGCCGGACTTTTTGATTTATCTGCTTTTCGCTTGTTTTGTTCATTAAATTAGCTTACATACTAAGTATAATTGCTTATACGCAAATTGTCAACAGTTTTTTTGCTTAAAAGCAAATATATTTTTTATGTTGCTTTTAGGAGGACATAAAATGAATATTGTAGACAAAATAAGGGCACTATGTTCAGAAAGGACTATAACTATTGCTGAACTAGAACGAAATCTAGGGTTAGGTGCTGGAACAGTTAGTAGATGGGATGCTCGTGTTCCTGGTATTGATAAGGTTCAGAAAGTTGCAGAGTATTTTGATGTATCTACAGATTATTTGCTAGGTCGTTCTGATGTGCCTAAGTGGGCAAACAATGATGATATTATTATCTTCGACCAAGCGTTAAAACGTAATAGTGTTATCATGTCTTATGATGGTATTGAATTATCTGAAGAAGATAAATTGAAACTAGAAGGTATGATAAAAGCAATGCTTTGGGAGAAAATTCAAGAAAATAAAGGTGGGAATTAATTGAAAGTAACTGAGTTAGTTAAACGACACAAAACGGCTAATCCGTTTATCATAGCTGAGTATGAAAATATCGAAGTGAGATTTGTGCCGTTACCTAGCAATTTACAAGGGTTAATGTTATCAACTCCAAATGATAAACCTATGATTTGGATTAACGATAGCATTCGTGATAGTAATCTTAAATATTTAGTAATGGCTCATGAGTTAAAACACGCGTTAGATCATTACGGATTAGATGGATTCTATACGGCTGCATACAATGGCAAGGGGAAACTAGAACGAGAGGCAGAGATATTTGCCACAGAACTAATGTTGCTATTGTACAAGGAGCAATATGAGGCTATTCCAGAAACGTTTGATATATTTCAATCTGTGTATGGAATTAAAGAAGAAATGCGGGAGATAATCTAATAAAAAATACCACACTGGCTTCTTGGCGGATGCAGTGCGGTATGCTTCAAAAATCACCCTAAAATAGGGCTATTTGTTATGCCTTATTTTACCACATTGAGAAAGGACGGTAAAGATATGGCTAGGAAAAGAATCGATGATAGAATCAAGCCTTATAAGAAGAAAGACGGACAAGTCTATTATCAATTTAAAATCTATTGTGGCACTAATCCTAAGACTGGGAAGAAACAGTATACTACTAGACGTGGATTTGAATCGGTCTTAGCAGCAACTACTGCACTTCAACGTCTTGAAGTTGAGTTAATGGATACTGGATTGGTCGTTAAACAGAAATTCACTTACAGAGAACTGTATAACGAATGGTTAGTAACGTATCAGAAACGCGTAAGACCTAGCACGTTCCAAGCTACTGTGACTTATTTTAAAAAGCACATACTGCCTGCGTTTGGTGATTACTACATCGATACAATTACCATCCAAGATTGCCAGGCTCAAGTGAATAGATGGTATATGAACTATCCTAAGAGTACTCAGTCCTATAAGATATACGCTCAAATGATATTTAAGTACGCTCAGAAGTTGAATCTTATTGAAAAGAATCCTATGAGCTTGGTAGATTTACCAAAGTCTGATGATTTTAAAGACGATAAATTGAAATATTATGATCGTGACACTCTAATCCAATTTCTTGATTACATTGAACCGTTTAAAGAAGTGCATACATTCTTTTATCTGCTTAGCTATACTGGATTACGATGTGGAGAAGCATTTGCCCTCACTTGGAATGATATAGACTTTAAAAACCATTCTATTTGCGTAAATAAGACGGTAGCACGCTCGATGGAAGATAAATATATATCACAGACCAAGACTAAGAACGGAATGCGTACAATACGGATAAATGGAAGCCTAGAGCGATTGCTGAATGAATGGAAAGAATTATCCGGAAATGAAATGTATGTATTTCAGAACCGCAATAACTCGTTCTATTCGTCCAATACAGCCGTGTACTGGCTGAATCAGATACTAGAAGGCACTAACTTTCCTAGAATCACTCCTCACGGATTCAGACACACTCACGCGTCATTATTAGCAGAAGCAGGAGCAGACTTAAAAGATATTCAAGACAGATTAGGTCATGGAGATATACAGACAACTGCGAATATATATACACACGTTACAAACAATAAAAAAGATAACACGATTGATAAATTTGATAGATTGATGTCTATAGAAGGTCAAAAGGATAGTCAATCACTAAAAACGGAAAATAAAAAAACCACGAAACCGTTGATATAACAGGCTTCGTGGAAAAAAGGATTAGAAATATTTATTTGGGAGGATAAATATTCTCTTTGGGAA